CAGGCGTTCCATCGCCGCTGCCGCATTCGTGGCATTCGTGGCTAAGGTGGCGAGAATCGTGGAGGTGGCACTGGCACTGCTATTCCAGGACGACATGGCCCCGGACATATTCGTGAAGTGGCCTTGTAAGGCGGCCATCCTCTCATCCATCGTTTGCAGGGCTGCGAGTGCTTCGTCGCACTTGAAGCCAAGTACAGAGAGAATTTCGTCTGCCATTGGATTACCCCACGTTGATCTTGGTGACCGTGATGGACGGGGCTACACTGGGTAGGTCCACCGTCTTGGCGAAGTTGAGAAACGCCATCAGCCCCTTGGCTTGAAACTCATAAGGACCGGGTTTCCTGAGTTTATCAATCAGGGTCGGGTCCGGGTCTTCATTGGCGTTGTGATATTCATTCCACAACAGCCACGGCAGACTTGTGTGATAAGTGAAGGTAAAGTGCCCCGGCGGCTGATCGACAGCGACGGAGCCCCTGCTTTGATTTCGTCCCTGCCACTCGCGGCTAGCTGCGACCGGTGTCGGAGAATTAAACGTAAATCCGGCAGAGGTTGCCAGCTTCTCGAAGGTGGCGAAGGATGCCCCACTCCAAACCGGTATCCTGACGAGTACCGCCGACAGCCAGTGTTCGACCGCTTGCTTGATCGTATCTTGCATCGCCCTGACCAGGGTAGCGCGATACCGGGCTACATCGAGCCTGGGGGCGGCAAATTGTCCGGTGAATCTCATGCTGACCTCCTTTTCTGGACAGACGCCTCCGCGTTAGGGCATCCTTGCCCCTGCCAATTGGGCTTCCCGTTCCGAGTCATCGTAAGTCCTAGTCTGGTGATAAGCGATAATCAAAGCCTGAGCCTCGATACCGCACTCGTCCCAGCTTGGTTGGACTCCTGGAGGCAGAATCCCTAGCCGTTCACAGGCACCCCAGACGGTGTATTCGCCTGTTCGGTCTGAAGGCCAAAGGAGCTTGCGGCTGCCTGCGCCTGTCCAGCAAGAAAAACCGCACGGGCCTTCTCGATTTTGTCATCGTCGAGGCTGTTGGCTTCCAACACCAGGGCGGTGACCCGGTTGCACTCGAACTGGCTGAGTCCGGCATTCTTCAGGTCATCTTCCCAATTGGTCCAGGTGGCTGGATTGGCTAGGTCCACTGTGTCCCACTCAATCTCGGTGGGCTCCAGGGTCTTGGCGACCATGTAGCCCAGCCGCTTGCCGCTCCACTGGGTCAAGACTTGTTGATAGGTAGGGTCGTTCGTGTTTGGCACGAAGCCATCCTTCGTGAGCTTGCCCGGCGGCTTGGGCAGTGGGCAGATGGCATTGAACTCGTTCATGTCCTTCAAGCCCTTTGCCCGAAAGACAAGCTGCGACTCACCACGGGGCAAGACCAGCAGTATTTCACGAGACAAACTATTAGGGTCGATACCAGCAATCTTCATGTGCGTTTCTCCCTCGCAATGAATAGGTGAAAGATGGGCAGCACCGGAACGCCCGATGCTGCCCGCGTAGTTGAAACTTACTAGCTTTGGGCAACACGCGAGACAAGTGCCTCGGTGATGTTGCACTTGCCGTTGACGGAAATCATCGCCTTCGAGTAGTCAATCTGCTTGCTGTCGGCGCGGAAGTCCGGGAACGAGGTGATCTCAACATCGGCACCCGAGCAGGGCGGCGTGTAGGTGACGACCAATTCCACGGCGTGCGGTTCGCACGGGTCCGGACCGCTGGTGACCCACTCGGCCCCAGCACCTTGACCCTTGAGGGCGTCCATCGGGCAGATCGTTTCCGACGTGCCGGTGGTGATATGCTCGTAGACGCATTCAAACTTGGCTTCGAGGGGAATCTCGTTGCCTTCACGCACGGCGTCCAGGTTGCCTCTGTCGAGGTCGTACTTGTATTCCTTCTTTTCGTCATAGGTGAAGTTGCCTTCGCCGACCTTGATCTCAAGCTCTTGGCTGAGGATCGTGAGCACGTCGCCGACGGCATAGGTCGTCTTGGCGGCGGCCAGGGCGGGCGAGAAGGTGATCGCCGTGGTCGGGGTGCCGGAGGCGGGCGTCCGAGCGGTGACGATGTGGACCGGAGAGCCGGTCTCGGAGGCCAGCGTGAAGCGTGCCCCCACGGGAATCTTATAAATGTCCGCCGCCCGCGAGACATGAACGTCCGAGAGCGTGACCGTGGTCGCACCGGCAATGGGTGCCGTGGCGGCAATCTTCGCGGTTGGCATGACGCCATCTGCGCCAGCCAGCCCGAGACCGTCTTTCAGGGTAATCGTACAATCGAAATTGTTAAAATCGCTTCGCGATTTGATCGGTCATTTCTGCCGACCTCTGCATGTCGCCATGCAGATCAGACTATATCTTCATCCTTTACAGGAGTCTCGCGTGTAGTCGTTGAGGACTCGCCCTTTCGGGATTGCCTGCTGATTGACCGCACCACACAGATTTTCACGCCAGGGCGTACTGGTGGATGCTCGGTGTTTCCAGCATATAGCGAGATTTGCTTACAATATGTTACCATATTGATACGGCACTGTACAATTTCTACCGTAATTCGATCCTAGCCATGATGGCTTCTCCTAATTGGTTAAAGTTGCAAAACCATCCGGCCAGTGACCGGACTTCTCATACTTCTGAAACTGCCATCGAAGAGTGCTGTAGTTCACTTCCTGATCCTTTGCGGCATCTTTAAGGCAGCCATATTCAATGCCGTTGACCAACACGCGCTTAGCACTAGGGTGTTTATCGCGTTGCCGATTGTCACTCATTTGTTGGCGAGTAGCTTCCGTTACTTTTCGCCCTCGATTAGACCGAGCCATGTGGCTTCCTGCTGCAACTCGATCATACTTGATGAAGTCCCTATCACCACGCTGCAAGTGTTTTCTGATATTGGCGTAGGACGTGTTGAAGTGGGTGACGGCCTCCTTCATAGATGCAAAGTCTATTCCATTCAAGGAGAGTGGCTTCATCTTTCTCTTCGACATCCTCTCGACTGCTTCGACATCCGGACAGCCACCACCTAATTGGAGGTTGTAACCGTCCGGTGCTAATGTGCCGAGTGCAAGAATGGTTCGAACCTCCATCAACGTGATCCACTCTTCATCCCCTTCATACCAGACTTCCATTTCCAGATTCGTGCGGCCATACTTACGAATCGCCGACTCAACCAACTGTGAGCCGTGCCCTGAGAAATGTTGACGTTCCCGTCGTTGTGGATTTCTTGTGATTCCCACATATTGCTTGTCATTAAGAAGATTGGTGATGACATACAGGAACATAGAAGTCTACAAGTAAGGTTGGTTGTTGTTTTCAAGATACATCAGATACCGAGCGTCCACGAGTGTCTGCTTGATACGATTAGTCAAATCAGCCTGTCCGAGGTGCATCACACGCACCGCATCACCACGCACACGCCGTGGCTCCATGACGCCGATGATAACAGTTTCATCATCGCCGGGCTGGTCGCCAAACTTGTAGATTGGAATGGGAGCATCCATCGCCGCTTGGAAAGCACCGATGGCATTGAGGATGTCGTACTTGTTCTTGCCTTCCTCATAGCGGCTGATGAACAAGGCGTTGGCGTCGATGGCAAGTTCGTAGTAGTTGTTACTCAAGTCTCGCGTGAACGGTCCGGTGATACGAATTTCCACCCGGTCAGTCGCTTCCATGTAGGGTCCCGTGCGCTCGTCCAGTCCCTCGATTAGGACCGCGATTTTGCAAGTTTCCGCCACGCCCTTTAGCGTCGTCGCTAGGGAGGCGAACACCCAGCGAGTCCAATTGGGGTTGACACTCATTACAGACTCCTTTCCGCGTTGTCGATGGGGACCAGAACGTCAGACCCAAAGAGGGACATAACCTTCATGCCTTCCTTGCGTCCCGTCAACTCCTGCCCGACCACGACCCACGCTGTGCTGTACTCGTACTCGGTCAAGGTAGCGATCTCAAAGCGACGATTATCAAAGACGATCCAATCGTCCTTTTGCAGGATCAAATCGGCGGGTACGTCTTTGCGGTCAATGATAAACGTCCGCTTACCAACGTCCCAGCCGCCACCCATGACCATTTGCTTTTGAGCCGTAATCAAGGAAATGCTTTGCTTGGCATCTCGCGTGACTACACCCTGGAGCACAACAGCACGGGGCACTCGCCACGTCTTTACCGGTCCTTGCGACTTGCCGGTTTTCGGGTCCGTCGCAATCACGGTTCGTCGTCGTATGAGAATCAACGCACCGTACTGCCGCTTCATGGCGTACAGATTCGACGAGACATGGCGGTTCGTCGTCTGATTGTAAGGCGATCTCATGGTTGATCCTCTATGGTTTACAGGTGCCCTTCATGGGGCACTCAAAGCGTTCGTCAAGCGAGCGTTCCAAGCGTTCCATGACGTTCGTATTTTGCGTAATCACTTCCGTGCAACGCTCGACCATCGGCAGCAGAACATTTCTCTGCTCACCTTCCAACGTGTCAATCCGTTTATCCATGCGAAGTTCTCGTTGCCATCCCTGCCAGAGCAAGAACACAACCACCAGAACCAGGGGTCCGTATTGCTTTAGCAGCGGGAAAATCTCAGTGAAACTGGCTTCGGCGAAGAGGGTCATCGCGGTGCGTCCTTTCCGAAAGACACCCCGCCCGGAAAGGTCCGGGCAGGGTGGTTGATGACAGAGTTAGCCTTGCAGAACGACGCCCAGGTTGGTGTCCAAAACGGCCACACCAGCGAGGATGTCGAGGTTCACGGTCGTACCGCCGTTGGCGATGCTGTACTGCATCGAAACCCGCATGGCGATGTCATTGTAGACACCGACGTGGGCCAACACGCCCATCGCATTGTTCGGCACGGCCAAGGGGCGCGTGACTAGGGCGATGGCGTTGCGATGGAACGCGAGGTTCATCGCACCAGCGGGACCGGGGAAGCACAGGTCGTTGTCCGAGACGGCGACTTCCAGGGGGCGATCCAGGATGATCGTCTGTTCGCCAGAACCACTCAGGTAGGACTCGATCACGGTGTACTTGCGACGCGCGGTGCTGAGACCGAAAGCCACAATCTGCCCGACGGCGGGGGCTTTGGTCCAGCCGTCCACGACGATGCCCGAGACCCAGCCGAGGGCGTAGTTACCCTTAGCGGCACAAGCCTTGTAGACGGTCAGGGTCGCGCCCGCGAGGGTCGCATACTTGTTCGTCTCGCTCATGGTCACGGCCGTGGTGTCCGTGGTGGCCGTGGAGGCGGTGGCATACGTGGGCTGGTCATTGCCGTCCACGACGCAGAATTCGCCCGGAGCGACCGCGTGACCGGTCACGCCGACCGCTTGCGTGGCGACCGCTGCACCAGCCGCGAGGGCGTTGGTGACGGTGCCGGTGGCCACGTCGCAATTGGCGAGCGTGACGCTGTTCACATTCTGATCCATGTAGGTGTCGAAACCGAGAATGCGGCCCAGGGTCGCGCTCTCCAAAGCCGAGCCGAAGTCACCGCGCTGTTGGGCGGCGATGAACAACTCGTTCTTGAGCAAGGCGGTCTCGGAGACGGGAGCCAACACGAGGTTGCGACCGTCCAACGGGGCCTTCTGCACGTTGAGTTGCTGGCGGGCTTCCAGCACATAGTCCTTGCTGTTCGCCGAGCCGAGGTTGGCCAAGCGGCCAACGCGGGTCGTGGGCGTGCCGAGGAACTCGTGAACGCGGCCCAAGACGGCGCGATCCACCGAGCGGGCGATGGTCATCATGCCCGGACGCAGGTAGATGTCCACGAGGTCCTGGAAGGACTTGCTGGCTTCGCCGTCTTTGATCGTGAAGCTGTTGTAGAACCACTGGTTCAGCGAGACCTGGACATTGGTCGCCGTGGCGTCCTGGGCGGCCAGAACGTCGCCGTCCTTCTTGCGGCGAATCTGGAACGTGCCGGGACGGCGGGTGTTTACCACGTCGCCGAACTGGCGGATTTCGTTCTCGAAATCACGATGCACGAGGTTGGCGATCACCATGTTCTCTTGCAAAATCGCCAAGCCTTCGTTCGCCCAGATTTCCGGAATGAACGCGCTGTTGTCGTTGTCGTAGCAAGCAAGGCGGGCGCGGGTCAGGTAGAGAGGATTCATTGTCGAACTTTCTAAAAAGTTGTTCACCGATCCCAAGAAACGCTGCGGGCCGTCTACATCGACGGCCCAGCCTCAGACGTTCTCAAGAAAAGCAGCGAGCCATCGTGGATGGCCCGTTCTCGAACAGATTGTTAAACAACCCCTGTTAGATGTTGCGGCGTTTGTCACGTCGCAAGCCGAGCAACTCAGGGTTCTTTGCCCGAACTTCGGCATACTGCTGGGGTGTCAGCTTTCTGAGGTCCAGCTTGCCATTC